ATGACTTTAAACGGACATATCTTTAATGTTCTTGATGAGGTATTTGTTCAAGACGCAGTTGATAATAGTAGATACAATGGGTATGGTTCGAAAGAACACTTACCACATAACGCAGAGGTATTCTTAGGAACACCACGATATGCAAACATTGGATTAACTATTAACTTCTAATTCTATGGGGGGCGATTAAGTTCGCCCCCACAAAAAATACTTGACATTTACACAATTTATTCTTATATTTATTAACGGAATCTTACAACCAAAAGGAGTTATACTTGTATCAAAATATATTCTTTGACATTAAAAAAATGAAAATGCACCTATGGGACGACTTAAAAGGTCATCTCGAAATACCATTTAGAAAATATGCTTATGTTAAAGATTCCAATGGACAACACGTTTCATTGTATGGAGATAGATTAAAACGAGTAACTCAATACGACAAAGAAGACCCAACACTTCACGAATCAGATGTTCCACCAATGACCAGATTTTTGGTTGACCAATACGGAGATTCAGATGAAGCTTCAACTGGACATAGAGTTATGTTCTTCGATATCGAGGTAGAGGTAACTGAGGGATTCCCAGATGTTCAGAAAGCACAAAACCCAATCACATCAATAGCATTATATGATTCCACAACAGAAAAGTATTTCACTTATTGTTTCGACCCACAGAAAAGAATTAAAAATTATTCCAAAGATGATGAGATTGTGGAGTTTTACGAAACTGAATACGAAATGTTAAATCAGTTTTTCCAAAAGTATTTAGAAATCAGACCAACAATTATTTCTGGTTGGAACTCAGAGTTTTTTGATATACCTTATCTATATAATAGAGCGGTTAGAGTATTAGGACCAGAAGTAGCAAATTTATTATCACCAATCTCACAAGTTATTTATTCAGAATATAAAAAGAAACACACAATCGCTGGTGTTTCATCATTAGATTATTTACAATTATATAGACAATTTACATTTACTCAACAATCAAGTTATCGTTTAGATTATATCGGTGAAGTAGAAGTCGGTATGAAAAAGGTTGATTACGAGGGAACTCTAAATGATTTGTATGATAATGACTTACAGACATTTATTGATTACAATATCCGAGATGTAAAGATATTGGTTGAGTTAGATAAAAAATTAGACTTCATTGAAATTGCTCGTGGTATTGCTCACTTAGGGCATGTTCCTTATGAAGATATCAATATGTCAAGTCGTTGGTTAGAGGGTGCTATATTAGTATATCTAAAAAAGATTGGGGTTGTTGCACCTAATAAACCACCAAGACCAAGGAAGTTTTCTGATGATAAATTTACTGGTGCTTATGTTCAAGAACCACAAGCAGGGAAACACAAATGGGTTTATGACTTGGACATTACATCAATGTATCCAAGTGTGATTCGTAGTCTAAACATTTCACCAGAAACTAAAATCGGTAAAGTAACGGGTTGGAACGAAGAAGAATTCATCAACAAGTCAAAAGAAAAAACTTACACAATGATAAATAAAAAAGGTAAGGAAATGGGTAAGATGACCAAACAAGAATTACAACAATACTTTGATGAAGCAAATGTATCGATTAGTTCTAATGGTATTATTTATCGAACAGATAAGCAAGGATTGATTCCTGCATTGTTAGAGAAGTGGTTCAATGAAAGAGTCGAGATGAGAAAACTTGTTAAGAAGTTTAATGAACAAGGTGATACAGAAAAAGAAAACTATTTCGACAGACGACAACATATTCAGAAGATTGTATTGAACTCGTTGTATGGTGTGTTGGGATTACCAGTATTTAGATTTTATGATTTGGATAATGCAGAGGCAACCACTACAACAGGTCAACAGCTGATTAAGTTTAGTAAAAAGATAACTAATCATTTCTACAACAATGAATTAGATACCAATGATGATTATGTTATTTATATTGATACAGACTCTATTTTCGCATCAGCTATTCCATTGGTTAAGAAAAGATTTCCTGACCAAGAACTAACCGAAACTATGATGACACAAAGAATTATGGAAATATGTGCGGAGGTTCAAGATTATCTAAATAAATCTTATGATTATTTTGGTAAAAAGTTTTGTAATGTAGATGACCACGTGTTTGATATTAAACAAGAGGTGGTTGCTAAGACAGGTTTATTTATTACAAAGAAACGATACGGATTACGAATCATTAATGACGCTGGTCGTAAGGTAAACAAAACGCATGTAAAAGGATTAGACACAATCAGAAGTAATTTCGCAGTTGCTATGAAAGACTTATTACAAAAAGTATTAGATGATATCTTGGCAGATGTTCCGAAAGAAAAGATTGATGAAAGAATATCAATATTCAAAAGAAATATGCATAATTTATCTTATGATGTTATGGCAAATCCAATAGGTGTAAAGGGTATTGGAAAGTATGAGATTAGAGATTCAGAAAATGCTTTTAGTGGTTACAAAAAAGGAACACCAGTCCACGTTAAATCTGCAATCAATTACAACTCGTTGATTGATTATTGGTATGAGGGTAAAAAGTATGGTAAGATAACTAATGGAAATAAAATCAAGTGGGTATACCTAAAAGAAAATGAGTTCGGATTTGATACTATTGCTTATAAAGGTTATGAAGACCCACCACAAGTTTTAGATATGATTAGAAACTATATAGACCACAACAAAATGTTTGAACAAGCTATGAGTAAAAAGATTGGTATGTTTTACAAAGCATTAAACTGGGGTGGAGTAGAAGATGTCACAACATCAATGAATAGGTTTTTTTGAAAAATAATTTAAGTTTTAGAATTAACAAATGATATTTATAATTGAAAAATAGGAGAAAATGGTTATGAACAAAAGTCAGTTAACAAACTTCATCACAAAATATACTTTGGGTGGAGAAATTAAATCAACTAAATGGACTTCAAACGGAACTTCATTATCAACAAGATTTATCTCAGGTGATAAATCAGTTGTGGGTAAAGTGGTTCTAAGTAAGTTTAGTCATCTATCGCCTTGTGAATTAGGTGTATACAATACAGGACAACTATCAAGTTTGCTATCAGTATTAGGTGATGATGTTGAACTAAATCTATCACAATCTGGTGATAAGTTTATTTCAATGGAGTTTGAAGATTCAAAAAGAAAAACAAAATCAAAATATATGTTGAGTGATTTATCGGTTATCCCTACACCACCAGCTTTAAAGAATCTACCAGATTCATTTGAGTTAGGTATTAAGGTAGACCCATATTTTATCAACACATTTACAAGTGGTAAAAGTGCTTTAGCAGAAGCTGAAACATTTACTATCTTGACTGAGGGTGGAGAAACTAAAATCGTTATCGGTTATGCGTCAATCGCATCTAATCGTGTAACTATTCCAGTAGAAACCACAAAACAGGCAGACATTGAACCAATCAGTTTCAATGCAAATATGTTCGCATCAATCTTAAATGCAAATAAAGATTGTGAAAGTGCAACATTAGAAGTTAGCTCAGCAGGTTTATCAAGAATTCAGTTCTCAATCGATAACTACGATTCAGAATATTTCTTGGTATCAACACAAGCAGTTAACTAATGGAAAGTCTAAAACATAGTTTATGGGTAGAAAAATATCGCCCTAACGAGTTGGACAATTATATCGGTAATGACCATTTAAAATCCAAGGTGTCGGTATATCTTGAATCAGGAGATATACCACATCTATTATTATTTGGTAGAGCAGGAACAGGTAAAACTACTCTTGCTAAACTATTAATTAATAATATAGATTGTGATTACCTTTATATAAACGCATCTGATGAGAATAGTGTAGATGTGGTTCGTGAGAAAGTCAAGAACTTCGCATCAACATTAGGTTTCAAGGATATGAAAGTTATTATCTTGGACGAGTGTGATTACATTACACCAAACGCTCAAGCAGCACTTCGCAATCTTATGGAAACTTTCTCAAAGAATTGTCGTTTTATATTGACTTGTAATTATGTAGAAAGAATCATTGACCCGATACAAAGTCGTTGTCAATCTTTCCAGATAATTCCACCAGACAGAAAACAAGTCGCACAACATCTGGCAAATATATTGAATAATGAAGAAGTTCAGTATGATGTTAAAGATATAGCAACCATAGTAAATGGTGGTTATCCGGATATTAGACGAGTAATCAATGGTGCTCAAAGACAAGTAGTCAATGGAAAGTTGGTGATAGATGAAAATACAATCACACAAAACGATTATAAACTACAAGTTTTAGATATATTACAAACACAAGATAAAAAATCATCATTTCAAAACATTAGACAATTATTAGCAGACTCAAAAGTTACAGACTTTAGTGATTTGTATAAGTTAATGTTTGATACGATAGATGATTGGGCAACCGGTCATATCGCTGAGTGTATTTTAATCTTGTCAAAATATCAACAATCAGACGCAGTCGTAGTGGATAAAGAAATCAATGTTATGGCTATGTTTGTAGAAATAATAGGGACAATAAAATGAGTCAATTAGAGAGAGAACAACCAGGTCTTCAAATAGATATATCAAAAACAGATACTATTGTTTGTGATGAGTGTGGAAACGCATCTTTCATACAGGCATTTTTCTTAAAGAAAGTATCAGCTTTGGTATCACCAACAGGTAAAGAAGCTATTGTTCCAATTCAAGTTTTCAGTTGTGGTAATTGTGGAGCAATCCCAAAGAATATGATGGACCAAATCGGAGAACAATAATGGGAGTATTGGAAAAGTTAGGTTGGAAACCACCTTCAAGTAAAGATAGTGGTATAACGGAAGCAGATACACTTTATTCTGATGATATAATAAAATATGTAGAAGCATATTACAAAGATGAAATGAGAATCATAAATTATAATGTAAATGGAACCGATTCTGATTACAGATATCAAGAAGCGTCCAAGTATACAAGACCAGTAGCGTTTAATTTAAAGGCAGATTATTATCTAAATGGGAGTAGAGTTGAGGACTCGAAGTATAACGATAAAAACGCTCCATTACAAATACATTGTTTTGGGGATAGTTGGACTTATGGTTGGGATGTAAAACAAGAGGAAACTTTTGTTCACTTACTCGGAGATAAAAACACATCAGTATATAATTATGGTGCGGGTAAAACTGGTTTAGATTATGCAGTTAAAAAGATAACTGAAGTTTATCAAGAGTTTAATCATAAAGAAAATGAAAATTTTGTTTATGTGATAACAATTCCACATAGTTTTAGAAGAATGCATTTCGAAGACAATGGAGTAGGTCGTAGATGTTGGGATAAACCAACAGCAGCTGAGGTAAATGAATATAATCACTACTTATATTTTCTACATCACTACGAAATTCTAAATCGTTTAATCGGTAGAGACAAAATCATATGGGGAACTTGGGATGAGGAAGTTCCAGAACATATGATTGATATATTTTTTGACTTACACGACTACGCTGGAAGACATCCAGGTCCAGAATCACACAAAAAGTATGCCGAAAAAATCAAAGATATTTTGAGAGAGAGTGGTTGGTATGATGAGTAAAAAAGTTGAACAAACAGCCACATAATTATAAAATAGGTAGTGTAGAGTTTACACTTTCTGAATATAACACATCAAAGAAATCTTTTGACAAGTGGAAAGATGAATTTTTATCTATGCCTGAAATAAAAAAATGTAAAGTTTGGTTAACAGGTGGATTTCTTGAAAGTTGGGATACTTTTGATATAGACATTGTGTTAACTGGTGATTTAACAAATAACGAAATAAAAAAATTGTTATCTCAAGGTAGAGTTATTGGTGCCAAGTATAATATAATGATTGATATTTGTCATTGGGATAAGGAACCAATCTATATTTATGAAAAGTATCCACACGCTTGGGGTATAGGTAAGTGGAAAGAATATGATAAAGAGGTTCAAAAGAAAGTTGTTAATATAAAAAAACTAAATCTTTCAGATTCATACTACATAAATGGAAAGTTAGTAAAGAAAGTTCACGGAGCTAAAAAAGTAGATGATGGATTGTATGAGATGAATTATATATATCCTACAATAAAGCAAGAATCAAGAGAATATAAATCAAAACCAATACTATTAAATGAACATTAAAGAAAAAGTAGAAAAATTCTATTATGAAACAAAAAGAATTGATAGAAACAATAATGAGCATTATCTAAATATATACCAAAACAATATGGGTAGATTAGAGGGTGGAAGACAACACGACCCAATCTACAATGATGAAAATGTTAGAAAACAAATCTACACCTTTGGTTGTAGTTGGACTTATGGGTGGTATGTAGAACAAGAACAAACCTTTACCCATTTACTCGGAGATGAAAATACAGCAGTTCATAACTATGGAGCAGGTGGAACAGGTTTAGATTTTGCAGTCAAGACTTTATCAGAGGTTTATATGCCAACATCAACACGACAAATATTTATTATTACGATTCCACATTTATTTAGAAGAACTTGGTTTACTGATTATGGTGAAGTTCATAAAGCTTGGCAAGTTAAAGAGTTAGAGGGTATTAATGAATATAATGACTACTATAATTTTTTACACAATTATGAATTACTTAATAGACTTGTAGGTCGTGATAAAATCATTTGGAGTTGTTGGGGTGGAGATACTTTTGGATTGTATGACTTAATAGAAGATAAGGTAGATTTATCATTTGATTTGGTTGATGTGGCATTAGATAAAATGCACCCAGGTCCAAAGTCCCACAAAAAGTATGCGAAAAAATTAAAAGATGTATTACAAGATAGATTTAAGTAATTACGAACCACGAGAAGTTCCAGCGTATCAAGAGTTTACAAACTATAATGATATTCATTCAGAACAGATTGAAGTAGTATCAGAAGAGTTGGATAACTTTAAAGATTCATTTGGAAAAGATTGGCAAGAGTGGAATTTAAAAGACCTACGAAGTAGATTAAAAGACAATTGGACATTTTATTTGACTGAGTGTGGTTGGGCATTCATAGATTGGAATAGAAAGTATCCTTATTTATGTAATCGTTACATAATTCCAGAATATAGAAATAAAGGATTGGGTAGTGATTTAGTTTGGTTAAGATGTAATGAAATCAAACAACAAGGATACAATTACGCATCAATTAAATTAGAAGATTGGAATAAACCAGCTCTATCAGTTATGAAAGAAGATATTTTCACACAATTAAAGGATATTTGATATTTATATATAGGAAAAATTATGTCAGTTCAAACAAAAGTAGAGAGTTTTTTAAATTATGTAACGGGAAGTGCGGGTGGTTGGCCTTCACTTTCTAATGCTGCTATCATTGGTGGTATGGATTATGTTGTTCAAACAGGTTCAAATGATGTATATTTTATTGAATACAATACCAACATAGGTATCGTTGGTAGTTATGCTCTACAAACAGGAAGCTACTTTGATGTAATGGCAGATTATGCGGTATCACAAAGTTATGATAAATGTTATGTTTATGGTATGGCAGGTAAAAAACAAAACCCACCATATTTACAACAATCATTAATCAGTCAGAGTTTCGCAAAACACGATATACCAGTAACATTTGAGTATCAAATGAATACATCACACACTTACTTCTCACAAAGAGGTAATGCACAATACTCTGGTAGTTTCCACTTATTTTTTGAAACACCTTGGTATAGTGATGACAATTTATTAGAAATCGTAAGTGGTTCATTTAACAAGAATACATTTAGAACGATATTAAATTCATCACCAGTTAGTTCAAGTTTAGTTCCTTTATTCAACACATCATCATTTACAGATAATGTAAACCATCCAGACTTTGTAACAAAGAATCCAGCACTTGACTCGGGTATTCAGTCTAATGCTATTGGACTATACTCTTATAACGCTGGTAGTTCAAGTTATCAAGACGCAGTAGATAACAATCTATTGATAGAAACTTTTATGGTTCATACTGGTAGTTATGATGGTTCTATTCCACAATCTTATTTAGGTGTTGGTAAATGTGATTTTATGATGACACCAAGTAAAGTGGTATTTTTTACCAATAGAGAGGCAGGAAAAGGAATTAAACTAAACAAATCCACAAGTGATACTTGGAACCACATTGGTATCAAAGGAAAAACATCAGCGAGTGGTAGTTTAATTCAGATGTATGATGGGACAACAACACAAGTTCAAGATGTAGAAGTTGGTGATGTCGTTAAATCCTACCAACCACTTGGAATGCCAGATGAATCTCAAAATTA